ACCATCAAGGAAGGCGTCCGAGAGATCGGCCGTGAACTCGCGCGCCAGAGCGACCGCCTGCTTGTAGTCTTCAATGGCGGCTGTGCCGTCCTGCATGGACCGCGTCAGGCCCACCATCGCGCCAGCCGCCAAGCCAATCGCTGCGCTCCAGCCTTGCGTCACCGCCATCAGTTGCGGGTTCAAGCCAGCCGACAGGCCAGCCATCGCTCCGCTCATGGTGTTCAGCGCCGCATTGCCGCCGCCTTCTGTCGCTTGGATGATGGCGGAGACGCCGTCCACGATGCCGGCGGCCACTCCGGCGAAGCTGGCTTGGATCTCCTTCCCAGTCGCGGCTGCCGTCTTGCTCGCCTGATCCCAATCGGCGAAGGCCTGAATGACGCGGCCGATCCCTGACACCAGCTGGCCGGCGCTGCCATCGAGTGTCGAGCCGAGGAACTGGAACGCATCGCCGAGATCGCGGAGCTGGGCCGCTTGCTCGTGGATCTTGCCCAACTCCAATTTGAGCAATTGCGACCACAGATCGGCGAGGGCTTCCGTGCCGTCCGTGTATTCAAAGAGCGGCGTCAGATCGATCCGTTCACCAATGAACGGCAGCGCCTTCATGGCCGCTTCACCGCTCACCGCCACTTCTGACAGGATCAGCGGGAGTTGACGGTTAATCTCGATGTATTTCGAGTTCTCGCCGATGAGATCCCGCATGTCCTGCAGCATCTGATCGGTATGGACGGTGTTCGCGATCGTCTGCCAGGCCGCCGGGATCTCGCGTCCCGCGCGCTGCATGGCGTCAACGGCCGCCGCCACGATCTCGGTGAACTTGCCCCAGTCTTCGGTGGAGAGCTGAATGCCCTGCTTGGAGAGCGCCGTCAGCGCATCCGACCACTGGTGCGCGAGTTCAACGGCATTCCTGCCGCTCAGTTCATCAACGATCGCCTTGACGGCAGCGTTGTATTGCTTCTGCGCGTCCGTGAGCAGGTTCGTCGCTCCTGCCGCGTCCGTGCCGGTGCGATGCATCGCCTCGTATTGCTCGACGATCTTCTGCAGTTCCGGCGTGAGGGCGATGCCCTGCTTTTTCAGGTTCTCAGCCGCTTCGGCGACTCGTTGGAAAACCCCAGGATCGAGTGGGCCGAGCGACAGCTGCTCATTGAGGATCTTGCTGAGTTCCTGGACGTCCTTCGCCAGCCCAGTCCCAGAAATTTGATCCCGCAGCCGCTTCGCCGCTGCGGCGGCCGCATCGAACCCGCCCGTCTGTTTCTCTGTGGCTTCGTGCAGCCGCATCGCAGCTTGGGTGGCGTCATACTGTGCCGCGGTGCCTTCCGGAAGGAGATGCACCAACTCTCCCAGCTTCGCGTAGACCTTCCCCAAGCCATCCGTGAGGCCTGACGTCTCGCCGATCCATTCGCCGATCTTCCATCCGGCGAAGGCTGCGCCGACGCCCAGCGCAAAGTAGGCGACACCCTGGAGCGTGCCGGCCAGCGCCGCACTCGCGCCGGAGAACAGCCCGAACTGCGCCGTCGCCGCCGACGCCAAGGCAATGAACGTCGGAAACGCCGCATTGAGGGCAGGAATGATGAGCGCCAGCGCACGAGTCGCCACGCCTGTCGTCGTGAAGGCCAGCGTCAGCGCCTGCGCGCCGAGCGCCATCTGGCCGAAGATGATCAGCGCCGGGCCGATCGCGGCGACAAGCAAGCCGAGCCCCACCACAGAGGCTTGGATCGGCAGCGGCAATGACGCGAAGATATTCGAGACGCCCTCAAGGACTGGAATCAGGCTATTGAGTACGCCGATAGCCGCCTGGATCATCGGCAGCAACGCATTCCCGAAGGTGATCGCGACGTCTTTGATCCGGTTCCACAGTAGTGTGAGTTGCGACTCCGTCGTCTTGAATCGTTCCGCCGCCTCCTCCGTGAGTGCGGTGTTCTTGCGCCACTCGTCGCCGGCCGCTGACAACGACTCGCCCACCATCTTGGCGGCCCCAGCCACGCGCTGGAGCGTGTCTACCTGACGCGCTTCCGTGATGCCCAGCGAGTCCAATGTGCCGATGAGATCGCCGCCCGTGTCCCTGATCCGCCCCAGGCCTTCGATGAAGAGCACCATCGCCTGTGCGGCGTCTTCTTTGAACAGCGTGGCGAATTCCGTCGTGGAGCGGTTGGCGACTGTCGCGAACTTCTCCAGTTCGGCTCCGCCTTCACTCACGGCACGGGCAATGTCTCTGAAGGTGCGCGAGATCGCTGATCCGCCACCCTCCGCCTCGAGCCCCAAGCTGGCCAGGGCGTTGGCGAATCCGAGCACCTGGGCTTGGGACAGTCCAAACGTCGCACCCGCACCAGCGATGCGCGTGGCCATCTCGAGGATCTGTGTCTCGGTGGAGGCCCCAGCGTTCCCCAACGCCACGAGGGTGGACGCGAAGTTCTCCGTCTCCTGTCCGGCGGCGCCGAAAATATTCTGAATCTTGGCGATCGACTCGGCCGCCTGATCGGCGGTGAGGTTCGTCGTGACGCCCAATTCCGCCATCACGCGGGCGAAGTCGACGATCTCCTCTTTGGGAATGCCGAGCGCGCCGGCGGCTTCGGCGAGTCGGTTCAGTTCGTCGACGCTGACTGGGATCGTCGTGGCGAGCTCGCGCAGCTGCGCCGCCATGGCCGCGAACTCTGGTTCTGTGGCCTCGACGGTTTTCTTGACACCTGCGAAGGACGACTCGAAATCAATGGCCGCCTTCGCCGACGCCCCGAGCGCCCCCACGATCGGCACCGTGAAGGCGACGGTAAAGTCTTTCCCGATATCGACGGCCTGCCGCCCAATCGAGCCCAGATCCTTGCTGAGCGACTGGAGCGACGGGGACACCTTCCGGATACCGGACTCGAACTCCGCCGAGTCCAGCGTCAGGATCGCTTGGAGGGTGCCAACGACCAGGCTGTCAGCCATCGATCACGACTCTCCCGTCAGGGGAATCCCCGTCCGTGCACTCATCAGCCGCATCATCGCGTCGAGCTCGGCATCGCTTTGCCGGTGCCGACGCGCGGCCTTCTTGCCAGAGTCCGACAGCAACGAGGCCAACTCCGGCATGCGCTTGTCGTTCGTCGTCCTGACGTAAATCTGGACGACGGCCCACGCCAGCGTCATGTCCCGATCGTGCTCGTCCTGATGTCTCAGGTGCGCCGCGTCGAACTCACGCGCCAGTTCGAGCGGCGACATGTCCCAGAATTCCTCACGGCTCAGGCCGAGGCGTCGCCACTGGACGTAGAGCTCTCCCCAGTCCCAGCCTGAGCCTCCTGAGGGTTTGGGCCCTCGTCGGCCAGTGCCTCGTCTTTCTTGTCCTTCACGCCGAGCAATTCGATGAACGTCGGCACGAGCTTTTTCCACCCGCCCGCAAGATCCACGAGGGACTCGATCGCCGCTTCGCCCTTCGGGCTATAGGGAAACTCAGCGCCGTGATACTTCTGCAGCGACGCCTGCAGCACTTCGCAGAACGCGTCCACGTCGACGATCGCGATCTGTCGCATGACTTCGCCGACGGTTTTCCCTGTGCGCTTCTGCAGAATCTTCGAGGCCTTCGTGTTCAACTTCAGCGTGTAGACACGCTCACAGACGACGAGATCGACTTCCTGCTGTTCCGGGTTGGCCGCCACACATCACCTCAAATTGGAGATAAAAAGAGGAACCACGGCACGCACGCAGCGGCCCGAACCGCCACGCGCGTGCCCTGACACGTCGAACGCGCCGCCTTACGGCAGCTGATCGGCGAACGAGCGGAGCGGCGTGAACTCCACGGTGAGTTCCGTCTTCCCGTCCGTCGTGACTTCGCCGATCTCGTAGCCGCTGATCGCCGCCGGCACCACCAACTCGAGTCCGGTGGCGCGCTTCAGCTTGTAGTTGCTCTCGGTACCGGCCAGCGCCTGCGCGAGCAGTCCGCCCTGCGTGAAGCCGTCGCCGCCGGCGTTGGACTGGGAGCCGTGATCCGGCCGCCAGTTCATGCGCACCACCCACGCGTCCGCATCGAACAGCGCGACGAGCTTCTCGCGTGTCCGGTTCGGAGAGCGGAGGTGTGTCTTGTCGACAATTGCCGCGCCGAGTTTCCCCGGCTTGATGGAGATCACGTCAGCGACAGCCACGAACGTCTCCGGGCTGCCGTCGCCAAGGCCCATCATGAATTCAGCGCCGTAGCCGATCTCGGCTTCGCCGGCATAGAACGTTCCGGTTACGTCAGCCATCGCGTCATCACTCCTGTTGTGTCATTCGAACGTTGGGGTAACTGGCCACAAAGAAAAAGGCCGCCACTCTCGACTGCGAATCGATCGCAGACGACAGGACGGCCCTTTCCTGTGGCCCTGTTGTTCTCGCACCCGTTGGCCTCAACGGGGGTTCGGGGATCAGCCTAGCGAGAACGCGAGTTCGGACTTACATGCTCAACTCTCTCCACACCACGACATACTCTTGCCGAATGCGCACGCGGTGCTCTTCGCCGGCTTCGTACTCCGGCATCCCGCTGTGCGTCAGTTCGACGTTCTGCACACCGATCTCAGCGGGACTCCCGCCGCTCTCGCCGATCCAGCCCCACAAGCCGGTGGCGTTCGAGCCGAGTCCGTCCCCTCTCACCGCGGCCGCGACGGCTGCCGCCTGGCTGTACCACGCGATCCCGTCGGCCTCCTTGGCATAGGCGTCGATCTGGACGCGCGTGCGCCACAGGCCGTCCGGGCCTCGCAGGTGCTGGCCCTGCATGCCAGGGATCACCGCCATCCTGACTGCGGGAAGGACACTATTCTGCCGCAGCACGAGTTGATAAATCCGTGTCGAGACGAGCGCCACCAGCGCCGAGAGATCGCTCAGTCGCTCATAGACGGCCTGCTCGATCGTCACAGCAAGCCTCCACCGCCAGGCGCACTCACCGGCACCTCGCTCGTCGCCGTCCGCTGAATCCCTCGGGAGGCCAGCGCCGTCCAGAGCTCCGCGCGCAGCACCGCCAGCGCCTGTTTCACCGTCTCATCGAACGCCGGACGCATCCACGGCCGTGGCGCGATCTCCGCCGTCCCGAACTCGAGAAACGAGCCGTAGAAGCCATGCCGCGTCGGGCCCACCTTGATGGAGACGATCTTGTCGTCGTCCGCACGCGCATTGCTGATCGCGAGCGTGTCTCGCAGATCGGGCTTCCCGGGTTCATAGGGGGCGAGCGTGGCCATGCGCTTGCGCATCGGTTCGGCCGCGGCCTTGAGGGCTTCCCGCTGGACAGTCCTCGACACCCGCGCCGAGAGGGTGTCCAGCGCCTTCAGGAGTTCCTGCCCGCCTTCGAACCGCACCGTGATCACCCGTCTACCACTCCCGCCTCTGCGTCCTGGCCGATGGATGCCACCACCGAGCCGTCCTCGCGAATCTGCAACGGCCGCGGCACGCCCGAGTCTCTCGCCCCGCCGTTCACGAACAGCCGCAGCGTCAGCGTCCCATTGAGCGTTTCGAAGAGACGGCCCTCGTCGACGATCCGGTGGACGCCTTCCTCGACGACGAACTGTACCGACTTGCCAAGCGCGGCCTTCCCGATCGCCTTGGCCAGAGCGACGATGTCCTTCTCCGCACAGCACTCGATCGCAATCATCAGCCGGCCTTCGACAGCGTGAGAATCGTCACGCCACGGTTCCGAGCCACGAGCGTCGCCGCGGCAATGTCATACGTGCGCCCGAGATACACCAGCCGCCGCTCCTTCGCCACGTTCACGCGCAAGGGATCGATCTCCGCTCGGTACTCCGTCGTCCATTTCATCCACGCCCGGGCGGAGATCTGATCCTGCACGAGCCCCTCGGTGAACCGCTCCGGCGCGTCGACGTCTTGACGACAGGCCCACAGCGTCAGGAGCGGCCCCCAGCCCGCGATCGACTCGCCGGCAGGGCCCTTCGTCTCCGTCGGCTGCTCAATCGTCACCAGGCAGTCCTTGAGCCCTGCCGTCGTGTTCCGCAGTTCCTTCGGGGCTGGCATCAGGCCGCCACCGCGTCACGCGCGTAGTGTTGACGCACCCACGGGATCTGCAAGGCTTCGACGGCCCAAGGATCCAAACGACCATGGAAAGCCACCAGGCGAGCATTCGACGGCAGCATCAGGCCACGCTTCTCGATATCGTTTCTGAAGCTATAAACGCCGTCCGCCTTCGTCCACTTCGCTTCACCAGGGCCGAGGACGTAACTGATCCAGCCCTGATCACTGCCCCACGCTTTGGCGGCCAGCGCTTTCGCCGGCGACGTCTGCGGATCGAACGCGTTCCACACCTGCGGACGACACCCAGCCGACATCAGCACCATCGAGCCGTTGTAGTGGCTCCGTGGCAGCGGGTTCGTATCGCCCCAGAAGACGATCGGCTCCGGACGGTGCCAGAGCGGACGCAGATCGCCCGTGATCACCATGTCCAGATCCAGCGAGACGAACCGCTCGCCGAGCACGCTGACGATCTCCGGGTGGAACATCCGCAGCCGCCGGTAACAACTCGGGTTCTTGCCGCCGTGCGGACTCGGCAGCGCGGCGAAGTCGCCGAAATCAGGGACGATCTCGATATCCGCGTCAATTCCAGCCGGATCGTCCGTCACGCAGATCGCCCGGAATGGCAGCGGGTAGTGTCGCCGCACCATGCGGAAGAGCGTGTTCACCGTGTCCGGCGCGTACGTCGAGCGGTAGCCTGCACGCGGCGTCCACTTCCACGTCACGACGCTGTCGATCCTCATGCCGCCACCTCAGCCCCCACGGCACGGTAGACACACACGGACTTGACAAGGCCGCGCAACGGGCGCCAGTTCACGATCTGCGCTCGCGCCGCCTTGCGCCGCTTCATCTCCGCTTCGTTGTCCGGATCGCCCTTGCGCGTGTAGACGGACGGATGCGTGGACGCGTCGGCGATGATCTCGCGTGGGTAGCGGATCAGCGGTTCGACGAGCTCCCCGTAGCCCTCAGCGCAGGCCAGCACGCGATCCTTGAATTCGCTCGAGCTGCCGTAGAGGCCGGATAGCCGCTCGTCGTGCCCGCACACGAAGTGGACGCCGTTGTCGTAGTCGAAGAGCGCCTTCGGCATCAGCCAGGAGTCGTTGTGCCGCTTGTAGGCCTGGCAGTCGGCCAGGGCATAGGGCCACGGTTTCGGCGCGTCCACGCGGGCGAAGCGATACGCGTGCATCGGGGCAGCATGCCCATCCAGCACGCGGCGCAGCGTCTCCGCCGGCAGAACGTGATCCATATCGGTGAGCAACAGCCACTCCGTCGTGGATACCTTGGCGCCGAGGTTCCGACAGGCCGGCCAGTTCCAGCGGATCTTCTCGCCCAGCAGGTGGAAGAGGCGGAACGAGGCAAGGCCGTCGACGGTGACGTGATCAGCCGTCGGCCGCTCCGGTGAGCAGTCATCCGTCACCACGACATGGAGACGGGCCCGCAGCTCGGCCGGATAGGCCTGCCAGACGCGCTGCTGTTCGGCGAGCATGCCGAGGTTTTGGAAGTGCGCCATGACGAGGGTGAGTTCACGCATGCGGCACCGCGAACGGGTTCCAGTCCGTCGGCAACGGCCATCCCGGGGGCTGTTTCTCGTCCTTTGTGAGCGTCATGGACTCACCGCGCCGATGCTTCCGGAGGAACAGCGCGATATGCCCGAGATCCACCGCGTGCGCGCCCTTCGCGCAGAGATCGACGGCCATCACGGTGGCTGTGGCCCCGAGACAGAGCAGCACACGCGACGGCGTCCCCACCTCCGACATGAGCCTGTCGTACTCCACCCAGGCATGCTGCGGCGGCCCGAGGACTTCCCGCACGGACGTGGCGCCGATCAGATCCTCAGGCAGGAGTCCCTTGCCGCTGCCACGCACGAGCACGACGTCCTGGCCGATCCAGAGCGTCTCGAGCAGCGCCCAGTACTCCGGCCTATCAATCCACGGCGCCGAGTCAGGACGCGTCACGAAGGCACTGACGTACTGCACCGTCGGCGAGAGCAGCTTGGCGCCTCGATCCAGATACTTGTCCCAGGACGTCCGCTTCGGCGTCGGCACGCTCGGATGGATGTTCGGAATGCCCACGAGGCACTCATCAGCGTCGAGCAGGATCTCGCGCAGGCGCCGCGACAGCGCCGGATGGTGCCGCTGGTTCTTCATGTGCCCGCCGGCGGCCATGGAGAACTCCCCGTCGCCGTAGCGCGCGAGGCTCCGCCCCTGACAGGCCAGCTGCAACGTCTCGAACTCCGACAGCACCGTGGGATACCTCATGCCGTCACCCACTTCGGTACCGTGCGGCCGGACCAGTTCGGCCCGTCGCCCTGTGGCCCCAGGTGCAGGATGTAGAGATCCTCGAGCATGGCGCGCTGGGACGTGTGCTTCTGCATGAAGTGCACGTCGTATTTGCCGGCGTTCGGATACGAGCCGAACCGCATACCAGGCTCGTAGCGGAACGCCTGGAGATACCCGACTGGCCCTCCTCCAGAGTTCTTCATCCTCTGAAAGTGCCGCAGCGACGTGTGGCCGGAGACGTGCGCCATCAGTTCCCGATGCGTCGCGCAGTGGTGGCGCCAGCAGCCCACCACCGTGTTCGAAGGGATCGCCGCCTCCTCTGGGAAGCGTCCGAACGGATAGCCGTCCACGTCGATCGAGACGCAGACTTCACCGACGGCCGGCGGATCCCGACGCGTGGCCACGAAGCCGAACGCCTCGTCCAAGGCGAGGGCTTTGTTGAACTTCGCCACGGTGCCGTTCAGCCAGTGGCACGAGCGATCCACCCGCGTCCAGGCGTCCGTCACGAACACGTCAATCCCGCACTCGCGCGCCACTGCTTGCGTCTCGCGATCGGCGATCGACGTGGCCACCGTGAGCGCTCCAGACGGCAGCACTTTGCGCCACGCGGGCAACGTCACTGCCAGCACGTCGGCGTAATTGACGCTGGGGATGACGGCTCTCATGCGACGAGCCCCGCACGGGCGAACCAACTCTTACCCCAGTGGTGCACGGCCACCGTCTCCGGACGGACACACGCCGGCGAAAACGTCTCCGTGAACGTGTAGGGGTAGAACACCGGACTCGGGAGCACCGTCAGCCCGTCCACCGTCGCGTGCGCATCGTGCGCCGTCCACCCTCTGGCTTTCAGGAGGTTCGTGAGCATCTTCGGCCCGGTGTTGTTCCCGAACTGCTTGTCCGCCGGATCGCAGCCGCGGATGTAGTCCAGCTGCGTCTGGAGGAACGGATGCCCAGCCACGGACGCCATGACGGCGTTATTCGCCCAC